ACAGCAGCATCGAAGGTCCACAGGCGGATTTGATCTATCGGGGCCGTGCTGATCTCGTGTCTGGCACAGTTGACGTAAACATAGACACCGCAGCGGGGATGTCTGAGGGAACCTTTGAGATTCTCTGCGGTGACGTGCAGTGCTTTACCAGCAATGAGGATGGCTGGACAGCACTCAAAGGCGCAGTCACCGGCAACGTGCTGACGATCACGGCGCAGGATAATACCTGCACAGATACAGTCAGCTGGATGGTCATAGGCGAACGGAAAGACGCTAAAATGATCGAATCCGAGTGGGCGGACAATGACGGCAAATTGATCGTTGAAACCCTCAAAAGTGAACACGAATAACCACATTAGAAGGATAATTAAAATGGCTGCAACATGGTCAATCACTCGACTCGATTACGCTGTTTCATCGGGCGGCGAAACTAACGTCGTCAATAATATCCATTGGAACTGCACGGACGCAGACGCCGACGAGAATACCGGGCGCACCTATGGCTCTCAAGGTATTCCGACGGACGATCTATCAGGCTTCATCGCGTACGCCGACATCACTGAGGCCAATGCTGTAACGTGGCTGAAGGCTGCTCTTGGGGACGATGGAGTCAGTGATCAGGAAGCTGCCGTGGCTGCTCAGATTGCTCTTCTTAAAACCCCGGTCAGCGGTTCTGGGTCTCCTTGGGTAGTTTAATTTAAAGGATAATCAAAATGGCTGAAGAAAAAAATGTCGTATCCATCAATGGTGAAGAATACGACCCTTCTGACTTGACGGACCAACAGCGGTATCTGATCGCACAGGTTCAAGACCTACAACAAAAACGACAGGCAGCACAATTCCAACTGGATCAAGTTGCTATTGCGGCGGATTCATTTATGCAGCAACTATTGACTAGTCTGTCCGAAGAAGTTGTCGAGGCTGAAGTCGGATAATGGCAAATCTAACTGTCAAAGATGTTAGCGGAAAGCTCAAGACCCATGAGGCGGTGTGCGCGGAGCGGTGGAAGGAAACCATCGAGCGCATTAAGCGGCTGGAGCTAGTTATGATTAGCTCGGCTGGCGCGGTTATTTTGCTCATGGCTGGAATGTTGTGGAAGATGTAGATGCCTTTAACAAAAGTGCAGTTTCAACCTGGGGTTAACCGCGAAGTCACGTCTTTTGCGGAGCAGCAGGGTTGGCGCGATTCAAACTTAATCCGTTTTAGATCGGGCCGCCCTGAGAAGATGGGCGGCTGGGTAAAGACTGCGGGTGCTGCGGTTACTGGAACGGTACGGTCTCTTAACTCTTGGATCACTCTGGGTGCCCTAAAGTTAATGGGCGTCGGTACTGAGACGAAGTTCTACATAGAGAACGGCGCGGCGTACTACGACGTAACGCCGATACGAAGCACCGCAACGTTAGGGGCAAATCCCTTCACCACAGGCAGCGCGGGTTCTGGAATAATTACTGTAACGGCGGCGGGTCATGGCGCTGCGGTAGGTGATTTTGTGGTCTACAGCGGAGCGACCGCCGTAGATGGGTTGACGATTGCTGATTTAAACAAAGAGCAGGTTATAACCGCCGTAACGTCGGCCAACGCCTACACGTTGGATACAGGTGGTGCAGCCACCTCCGGATCCACAGCGGGTGGTGGATCGGCAGTAATTGCGAACTATCAAATACACGTTGGTGTTGAGAATGCGGTACAAGGCGCGGGTTGGAGCGCCGGGTTCTTCGGCGGTCAGACACTTACATACACCCAGACCACCTTGGACGGCGGAATAAACGCCAGCGTCACGTCCATAGATTTAACCTCCGCCTCGGATTTTGAGACGGCCTCGTCAACGACATCGGCGGCTGTCGCTGTAGTGGACAAGTTCATAAAGGTAGCAGATTCTTCCGGTTTCCCAGCTAAAGGAACCGCCAAGATAAACAGTGAGAATATAATCTACGGCACTAACCAAGGTAACATTCTCGGTGATCTAACGCGGGCCGCAGACGGGACAACGGCAGCAATACATGCCAGTGGCGCTACAGTCACGTTCGTCGGTTTAATACAAATTGATGATGAGCTTATCCAATATACCGGAAAATCCAGTAATGACTTGGACGCTGGTGTTGTCCGAGGGACTAGGGGTACAACAGCAGCGGCCCATGCTGATGATGATATTGTCAAGGAAGCCAACGGATTCTACGGCTGGGGAGATGAGGTTGAACCTTTTACGGCTGGTGAGGCCCGTCTTTGGTCCCAGGACAATTGGGGCGAAGATTTAATCCTGAACGTGCGCGACGATAGCGTCTATTATTGGGATGCTTCTCTGGGTCTAGCCAATAGGTCCCTTCCTTTAAGTTCTCAAGCGGGGGCCTCTGACGCACCAACCATAGCTAGACAAGTTTTGGTATCGGACACGGACAGGCATGTCATTTGCTTTGGTGCAAACACCATAGGCACGACGGCCCAAGATTTATTACTTGTACGGTGGTCAGATCAGGAAAACGCGGTAAATTGGACGCCTTCGGCGACAAACACAGCGGGTGACCAGCGGTTATCCTCTGGTTCAGAGATAATAACAGCGATTGAAACCCGTCAGCAGGTTCTAATCTGGACGGATTCGTCGCTTTACAGCATGCGGTTTGTGGGTCCTCCATTCACCTTCTCCTTTAGCTTGTTGGCGACTAACGCCTCCATAATCTCCCCTAATGCTGCGGTTGCTGTTGGAGATCGTGTCTTCTGGATGGACACGGAAAACTTCTTTATGTACGCGGGCCAGATACAAATCATCCCCTGCACGGTGCTCCGCTACGTCTTTGACGACATAAATACGAACGAGACCCTCAAGTTTTTTGGCGGTGCCAACCGGATGTTTGACGAGATCTTCTGGTTCTATTGTTCCTCAGACAGCAGCGACATAGACCGCTACGTCAAATACAATTACGCCGAGGGCACTTGGGATATAGGGTCCTTGTCGCGGACTGCGTGGCTTGATTTCGGTCTTCTAAGTAAGCCACGCGCAGCGGGTTATATTGACAGCGCTAACTACATCTATGACCACGAAACAGGGACCACGGCCGATGGAGAGTCTATGTCTCCCTTTATCGAATCCTCCGTGTTCTCCATGGGGGACGGCCAACAGTTCTCGTTCATAAGTCGTATTGTCCCAGATATCGACATCGCAAGCTCCGATGCGACGGCTTCTGTAAACTATATTCTAAAGACAAGGGATTATCCCGGCGAGAGCCTGTCTACAAACTCCACGAGCGCCGTTACAAGCACCACGGATCAGGCTTTCGTCCGGTCCAGATCGCGGTCCACGGTTCTACGTGTTGAAAGTGACGAGAGCGATATCCAATGGACTATGGGCGACACTCGTTTAGATATCCGACCTGATGGGAGACGATAATGGCTAAATTACTTCAAACCACACTTCCTCTGGTCCAACCTCAGTATGATTTTGATACGATGGTTCGCTTGGTCAGTGTTCTAGAGGACGCTCTGACCAGAACAGAAATTCCTGCTGTAATAAGCGGAGAAGATGACACTAACGGCGTAAACTGGTTTATGGACTAATGGCTTCTGCATACAAAAATATAACTAAGTTAGTAGGCGCTACAGGGGATGTTATAGTTTACACATGCCCTTCGGTAACCGAAGCGATTGTAAAAAGTATAAATCTATACAATAGTCACACAGGATCTGTTGTTGTATACTCTAAAATAACAGACAGTTCAGCTTCCGTTACGGCGACATTGCAGAAGGCCACTCTTGCTACATTGGCCTCAACTTCTCAATCCGCCGATACGTCCCTGACCGGGCCTTTTGTTCTAGAGGCTGGTGATACGCTCGTTTTTAATTGTGCTACGGCATCTAAAATATACGTATTCGCTAGTGTTCTGGAGATTTCATAATGGCAATAGACACGACACCCAAAACACGCGGTGAGCCCAGTATCCAATCCCTGGCTTCTGGGCTGGGAACTTTGGGTCGCTATGGCGATAATTACATGGTCCATGCGGCTGAAGGCGAGACCTTTGTGCCCAAGGAAATCCTAGACGCTAATCCTAATCTAAAAAGTGCTCTGTTCCAACAGATGAAGATGATGGGTATCGAGGACCCTAATCGTTATGTTGTTGGTGACGCCTTAAATTCCATTAACCCTATTACTGGGCAGCCAGAGTTCTTCTTTAAAAAGATTTGGTCGAAGATTAAGAAGGTTGTCAAGTCGATCGCTCCTGTTGTTGCCCCTATTATAGGTAATATGATTTTGCCAGGTATTGGCGGTCTTCTTGCCTCTGGTTTGGCGAGCAAGATATCGGGAGGGTCGTGGGGAGATGCCTTGAAAGCTATGGCAACATCCTATGCTGTGCAGGGTGTCGCATCCGGTTTCTCAGGCAAGGGCGGATTCTCAATGGATAAACTTCAAAAAGGATTTAC